GGCGCGACGTTCACCTACGCCGAAGCCGGGCAGGTCCACGTCGCCGGCAACCAGGTCACCAACCTGCTGCGCGATCGCCACATAGAAAAGATTGCACGCGGCACTTACCGCGTCACCGCCTCAGCCCCCACCAACAAAGTAAAGTAGAACCATGTACCCGTCGAACCTCCCCAACATGATTACCCAACTGATGGACGCCTGGATGAACGGCCCACTGCACACCCGCCAGGCGGTGGGCTGCATCGCGGAAGGTCACTACCAAATTATCACCGGTCGACGTGACGATGAGCCATATTTGCTGCGCCTATGGGTGACAGCTCCCCTGCCTGGTCCCGATGGTAAATTCGACTCGGGCAGCAGCGAGTTACTGCACTGGTTCCCTCGCGGCGATGACGACGAAGCGCTTCACGATCACCCGTGGGACTTCCGCACTGAAATACTCGACGGCGGATATGTCGAACACCTGCCACCAATGCACTACCAACACGATTCCCTGGAGGGTCCAGGTCCGGCATTCGATCAATTCACCATCAGTCGCTTCCCAGGTACGATCATCTCTCATGCAGCCGAGGATCTGCACTGCGTTGGCAGGCTCCTCGCACCAATCACGACCGGCGGACTCGGTGGCGGTTGCTGGACCCGAGTTCGCACGGGCGAGCGTCGTCGCGAATGGGGCTTTCATCCGCCTGGTCAACCATGGCAACCGTGGCGTCAGTTCCTTGGTCTCGAATCGGCCTCGGTGGCACCATGACCACCTGCTCCCGCACCGATTGCCAAGCGGATGCCACGGCCTGCCCCGAGATCCTGGTATGGTCGGTCGCCACCCCGCTGCACCTGCGCACTCCAGAGAATGCGCTGCAGATGCGCATACGCTTGCCCATCTGCCAAGCGCATGCTGCAGCATCCACGCCCGCCGACTTCATGACCGAGGCATCTTGGCAAACCCTGGAGCGCCAGGTGAGCGAGATGGGTTACACCGCACTCCACCGACCAAGCGCACGAGTGCGGTGGGTCCATTTGCTTCCGGGGGATGTTGAATGAAACGCATCCTAGATCCGTGCTGCGGGCCACGGTCGATGTGGTTTAATCCGAATCACCCTGATGCCATCTATGGAGATCAGCGATCAGAGACCATTACCGTCAAAGATCGCAGCCACGGGCGAGAGGATGGCCAACGCACCCTGCGCATCGAGCCGGATGAGGTCATGGACTTTCGGGCACTGCCATACCCCGACGAAACCTTCGCCTTAGTCGCATTCGACCCACCACACATCAAGCGCAGCGGCCCGCGTTCATGGCTTACAGCGCGGTACGGCAAACTCTCTGAAACCTGGCAAGCTGACCTTGCTGCCGGGTTCCGCGAATGCTTACGAGTTCTGCGCCCGGACGGGGTACTGATCTTCAAGTGGAACGAAACGCAGATCAAGCTGGCCGAGATCATGCCACTGGCACCTCTTCCACCCCTGTTCGGCCAGATCAGCGGAAGAAGTGGCATGACACATTGGCTGGTATTCATGCGGCCCAACGCCAGCAATTCACTTAATGAACAGGGGCTCTGATTATGCGCGAGAAGTTAATCAAATTTAAGCCGGAAATGATTCCGATGATTCTGTCTGGAGCAAAGACACAGACCAGACGCCCGGTTAAGCTGGTCAAACCGAAGTATTTAACCCATGACTGCCCTTATGGGAATGTAGGGGACTCGGTATTATTTGGCACACCGGACGAAATGTATTTATTGACCATCGACAAAATCAGATCTGAAAATTTGCACGACATAAGCCGTGGTGACGCAATGGCCGAGGGATGCCCTTTTGCGAACATGAAAAATGGTCCTGATCCTCGCGAGTGGTTCCGCGCCCTGTGGGAATCGATCTACGGCATCGGCTCGTGGCAGGAAAATCCGCTGGTGTGGGTTATCGACTTTTCGTTATTCAAGGAGGCCAACCCCCAGGATCAGCAGGCCGAGACCCAGGCGAAGCCATGAGCGACACCATCACCATCCCGGCCGCGCTCGCCCAATCGCTCAGCTTGGCCAAGATCGATGGAGATCTATTACCGTCGCTGCTGGCTGAGCTGCGCATGGTGATCGCGAACCAGCCAGACGCGCCGGCATTCGATCTGGTATCGCGCCCACGCCGCCAGTGCACATTAGGGGAATACTGCCTTGCGACTAAATACGCAGACGGCGAGGCATGGGATCAATACGCCGTTGGATTTTATGCCGGCGAGATTTTCCCAGGCCGTCATCAGGTACTCGATAACGATGGAAATCCATTCCGAGCTAACGGATTCCGGCGCTGCGAGCCGATCACCCGCGAGCAGGGGGATTTTATACTTCATACCCCAGGAATATCGGACACCGGATTTAAGCTGTGGGACTACATTCATCCGCCCGAACAGAGACTAGGCGGATCGCCGGCTATTGATGGCAGCCCCACATGACCGACCCGCCCGACTGCTCCGACCTCGATCCCGCTGACACCTACTCCCACGTCGATCGCTACCGCACCCATGGCTTATTCCATCCCGACGACGATTCCCTCCGGCTCCGGCTCGAACGTGAAGAACGCGAGCGGCAAACTGCATCTGACGCAGCCGGTGGAACATTACCGCCGCCTGGCCCGTGAAGTGCTGGTGCCACCGCAGGCGCAGGATGTGTGGCGGTGGTGCAGTGATCACCTGGTGATGGAAGACGGGCGGCGGTGGTCTACCGAACGCGCCCTGATCATGCGGCGGTGGTTGCGCCTGGTGCAGGCGCGGCTGTCAGGTCGACCTGATCCACGCGACCCATATGCGCATCTCTGCGAGCAGCTGTGGATCTGCGCCGCGACGCAGATCGTGAAGACGACCTTTCTGCATGACGTGCTGCTGTACACGCTGGCGAACTTTCCGCGCAAAGCGGCGCTGTACATGGGCCGTGGCGCTGACCTGAAAGACAATCGCATATTCCGCCTACAGGCTCGGCTGGAACGGATCAAAGCCCTGGAGCGCCGCCTGCCGCGTGGCGACGAAGCCCGCGAGCGTGCGCTGGGCACGCGCACCTGGTCGATCGGCACCGGGCTGCAGTTCTTTCTAAACGGGAACGTGATCGACGACCTGCGCAGCGGGAACTATGGACTGATCGCCGCCGATGAGTTGGAGCGCTTCGACCTCGATGTCGGCGGCTATGGCGACCCCATCGACCAGATGGCATCGCGCCAACGCACCTACCCGCGTTCACGCTTGTTGATCGGCGCGAGCTCGCCCGGTGTGTTGTCGGGCCACATGTGGCGCCGTCTCACCGTGGGGGCCAGTGACGAACGTCTGATGATCACCTGCAGTACCTGCGCGGCATCTGACTGGTTGAACCCCACCAATATCGTGCTGTCGGGTGACCATCGCTGGAATGAAGTCAGCCCGGCTGCCGTGCGACAACAGCGCCTGGCGCGATACGTCTGCACGTTCTGCGGCGTGCTGCACGATGGCGAAGCGCTGCGCACCATGTCACGCGACGCCGTGCACCAAGAACGCTGGTCGGCCGGCACCTGGTCAGTCTCACCTGAATACCCTGATGGACACTGGGTGCCGCACGCCGATCGCGACGGCAACGGTCGCCTGACGCAGATCTACCCCGTCGAAGGGTTCGTGCGCAGCGCGCAGATGGGATCGTTGTTCTCGATCGATCAAACGCTGGATGAGTTCGCCAGCGGCTGGGCCAAGGCCAGCCAAGGCACCGAGGGCAACCGCAAGACCTTCATCAACAACGAGCGCGCCGAATGCTGGCTGCGCACCGTCACCGAGGCCGACACCGACAAGATCAAAGCGACCACCACCCCAACCGAAGCCTACCAATTCGGCCACGGCTTGCCGCATGCCGCACCGTACCTGCTGCTGATCTTCGACCAGCAGGGCAACAGCCGCGACACATGGTGGTTCCCCTGGGTGCTGCGTGCCTTCGCCCCCGGTGGCGAATCATGGTTGGTCGATGCCGGCCGTGCCAACACCATCGAAGAGCGTGATGCCTTGGAACAGCGCAGTTGGATGATCGGCGGCGTACCCAAGAAACCGACGAAGACGGCGATGGACTGCGGCAACGGGAACTACCTCTTTGAGGCCTACCTGTGGGCCAGCAAGCGCCCCGCCGATCGCGTGCTGGTGCGCGGTGATCCACGCGCCAAAGACGGCATCCCGTGGGCCGAGGTGGTCGACAAACCCGGCACCAAACGCCGCACCCCCAAGCCACCCAACGTCCGCGAATGGAAGGTGCACCCGCACTACTGGCGCACCGAGCTTTGGGACGCCATTCGCGCTCTGCCGTCATCGTCGGTTGATCGCCCCCGCCCGCGTTGGTGGTTGGCAGATGGCACTCCTGACTTCTACCTGAATTCCCTCACCTCAGAGGAACAAGTCGTTGAACGCCGCCGCGTGCCCGGCGGCTGGGCACAGCAGGTCGTCTGGCGTCCCCGCGTGATCAATTCCACCGGCGACAGCATCAGCGAACGCACCGACAACCACTGGTGGGACAACGAAGCGAACGCCCTGGCGTTGGCGCACATCCTCGGCTGGTGCAAAGATCGGCCGAAGCCGAGCACCGTCACGAACCGCGTTCGTCGCGACGAACCCAACTTCATGGCAGGGTTTACCTGATGGCACGCGAAAATTACTTAGAGGGCTATGGCAGCGAACCGCGCCAGAGGCCACCGCGCACCGACGCCACGAATTGGCAACCAGGCCAAGGCACTGTGCAGGTCACCGCGTTGTGTTGCCCATCGTGCGGATCGATCGACGTCAGCGGTCGCGACAATGGTCGCACGGTGACCGTGCAACGCTTCCAGTGCCAGAGCTGCAACAACTCATGGCGTCTGTCGACCATGACGCTGATTCGGGCTTTGATCCTGCGCTGACTGTCGGTGGGCGTCTGTCAATGGTAATGGATGCAGATTCTGCACCGCCGGGGGATTCAATTTATGAGCCCGGATCAGTACAGCGGGCGGCATCATGCCCGAACTCGATATTCAGGGGATTCAAGATGAGCTGAACGCGGTCGCGTCAGTGTTCACTGCTGACTGGGCGAAAATCAAAACCTGGGCGACTGGCAAAATCGTTGAATGCGGCCTGACCAATGGGTTGACCAGCTACACCCTCAATGGCCGAACCTTCGCCAATGACGTGCAGTTTTTTGAACGCCTGATCAAAATTGCCGACGAACAGATCGGTCGAGTCAAAGCACCAGGCGGAATCATCAGCGGATACGGCGGGTTCCGTAACGTATGATCAACTCCCTCGGCGGCAGTCAGACGTTCGTTGCAGGCGGCAATCACCGCCTGCTCGCGGATATGTCGATGGTGCTCACCGACCCGAGTTGGACGTGGACTTGGGAAGCCGGCATTATGGCCGCTCGCGCTCAGGAGCTGGTCGCCAACGATCCATTCAGTCAGGCCATGGTGGCGGCGAAGCTCGACAACACCCACGGGCCCGCAGGCCTACGGGTTAAATCGCTCGCCTACCTGACCGACAGCGGTGTGACCACGACCGCTGAGCGTGCTCTGCGCCGTAAGGTCGAACGCATCATTGATCGCTCACGTGGTCACACCTTCAGCGCGGATGGCCTGCTGACTCGCCGCCAACTCATGCGTCAGCTCGACTGGTGCGCCACGGTGCTCGGTGAGGGCTACCTCGTGCGGGTGCTCAAAGACGGCGCAGCCCACTATACGCGCTGGCGACTAGTGCGGCCTGAACGCGTCAGCAACCCCGACAACGTACCCAACAATCCCCGCCTGTACGAAGGCCTGGAACTGGACGCCAGCGGTGAAGTCATCGCCATCTGGGTGCGTACTGATGTGGTCGGTGAATGGGGTTCGCGAAACGAATCCAAGTGGCAACGAATCCCGATCATCGCCAAGGACGGAACCCGCAACGTCATCCGCCGCACTGGCCTGTTGCTGCCCGGCATGCTGCGTGGCGTTTCGATGTTCGCCCCGCTGGTGCTGCTGGTGAAGCAGCTTCAGGGAACGATGGAAGCCCATGTGACGACCAAGCGTGCCCAAGCGTGCATGCCGATCATCACCTACACCGATGATCCCGATGCGCTGAAAGAGGCCGAGGAAAACGGCACCTTACTGACGCCATATGCCACCTTCGCCCCGTTGAAGGTGTTCTACGCCCGGCTCGGCACGCAGGTCGTGTTGCCCACCATCGACTTCAAGGGCGATGATTACAAAGCCTTCGTCACCACCATGTATCGGGTGCTTACCGCGGCATGGGCCATGCCCGTCGAAGTGGTGCTCTGTCAGATGGGCGAGGCATCCCTGGCATCCGCCCGTGCCGGTCTCGATCAACTCGATCGCACGGCGCAGACCTGGCAGATCGATCATGTTGAACAGGCCGAGCAACCAGCTGATCGCGCCGCGATCGCCGAGGGCGTCGCCAGTGGTGAACTGGAGCCTGGCGAAGCTGGCATGGATGGCTTGGCCGCAGGCACCTATCGTGGACCGCCGAAATACAGCACCGACCGCAAGAAGGATGCCGACACGATCGGAATTCTGGTGGCCAACGACGTCAGCAAAACGACCGCTCTCGCCATGTTCGGCATGGATTACGAGGATGAGCAGGAACAGAAGGCGCAGGACGCCGAAACTGAAGCTCTGCATACGACGACGGCCACCGCACCGATCCAGCCCGTCGTCGAAGAGACCCCGCTCGATCCGCCAGCCGAACCCGCAGGCGACGACTCCACCCCCAACGATGACGGCGAACCGGTTGGCCCTGACGGCGAACCGGTCACCTCTATTCAGCGGAAGGCCGCATGAAACTCCTCAGCCCCGCTCTTCGATTCCTGTCGTCCCAAGTGTGGGCGATTCACCCCCCGATCTTCGACTCGCTTTCTGCGCTGCTTGAGGATCGCGCCAACGGTCACCGCCCCGCCGCGTTCGACGATGGCAGCGTGGATTCCGCACCTGCCAGCGAACCATCGCCCACGATCGTCGGCAACACCGCGATCATGCCCGTGCGCGGAGTCCTGGCACGCTATGCCGATCAGATCAATGGCGCCTGCCAAGACGCCGGACGCTCTGCCGAATCGATGCAGCGTGACCTGCAGGCCCTTGCATCTGACCCGCGCATTGAGCGCATCATCCTGCGTATCGACTCACCTGGCGGCACGGTCGCCGGCACCGCTGAAACCGGGCAGGTCATTCGCGACATCAGCGCCAACGGCAAGCCGGTGATTGCCTTCGTCGACGGCATGGCCGCATCAGCCGGGTATTGGCTCGCGAGCCAGTGCGACGAGATCGTAATGGCCGGGCCAACCACTGAGGTCGGCAGCATCGGCGTTATCACCGCGCACGTCGACAGCACCCGAGCTCAGGAGTCGCGTGGCTTCAAAGTGCAGGTCTTCCGCACGTCGCCGTTGAAGGCACCCGGAGCAATGGGCGAAAGTCTGACCCGCGAGCAAGCCCTCTCGATCGATCGCGACATGGCCGACTTCCATCAGGTGTTTGCCAGCACGGTGCAAGCCGGACGCGGCCTCACCGATGAGCAGCTGGCCGCCGCGACCACCGGCGAAATGTGGCGACCAGATGCGGCCATCGCTATGGGACTCGCTGACCGGGTCGCCTCTCTCGATGACCTGCTGGGCCAGGCCATGCCCACACCACAGGCCGCAGCACCAACCCAACCCAACCCGCCGGCAGCCGCCGGCACTGAAAAGGAGTCCAACATGGACACCAAGACGCAGGCGGCTCTGACCGCCCTTTCTGAAGCCCACCCCACCTTGGCCTCTGCGCTCGTCAAAGAGGCCATCAAACCGGACGCGACCCCGGAAAAACTCGACGCCATTGTTCGCAAGTCGGTCGACGCGAACAAGGATGCCGAGATCGCCGAATTGAAGGCCAAGCTGACCCAGCGCGATGCGGATGCTGCCAAGGCCACCGCCGACGCCGCCGCCGCCACCGAAGCCGCCGCCAAGGCCAAGAATTTCGCGGCCAACGTGCCCACCGATCCGGGTGCCGGTGAAGCCACCGTGCAAGTCATCCCCATCGCTCGTTCGGCCAGTCTGACCAAGGCTGAATGGAAGGCCATGCAGGCCGGCAAAGCCAAGTTCGGCTAGGCCAACAAATCCGCATCTCATCCCCACCGATATCTCCCTCTCTTTCACTGAAAGCACGTCATGTCCACGAACAATCTCACCCTGCTGGTTCCCGCGATCATCGCGACCATCCAGGAAACGGCCCGCAACTCGGGCTTCATCTTCAACGCCGTTACTCGCGATCAGCGCCATGAGGCCGTCGCGAAAGGCCAAACGATCAGCTACCCCGGTTTGCCGAACATCACGGCCATCGACGTGGTCCCGGCCAATGTCTCCCCACAGGCCGCTGGTCTGACTGGTTTCGTCAAGAATATGACGCTCAACCAGCAGAAAGCCGGTCAGTTCGACATCACTGGCGAAGACTACAAAGGCCTCGCCGATCTCGGCCCGAACTACCAGTTCGAAGCGCTGAATCTCGCCGTCGCCGCTGTCATCGATGCTGCCGCCGGGTTTGCTTTCGGCTTGATGGATGTCGGTGCGGGTGGCGCATTCGGCACCGTCGGTACCGATCCGTTCGCCACCAATCCGAACATCCTGGTCGATTCCTGGAAGTCGCTGGCAGATGACAAGGCCCCGGATTCCAACCGCATCGCCGTCATGGGTACCAACGACTACGCCAGCGCATCCAAGCTGACGCAGTTCCAGAAACTGAACGAGGCCCCGCGCGATACGGACTGGGCATCTGGCCGCTTGGGCATGCTGTCGAATTTCCGCACGGGTTATGACCAGGTCGTCGGCGGCCAGCACACGGCTGGATCGGGCTCTGGCTACCTGATCAACAACGGCCCTGGCTACGCTGCCGGCGTCCGCGTCTTGACGGTGGGCACCGGTACGCTCGCCTTCAATCCTGGCGATGTGGTGACCATCGCGGGCTCGTTCATCCCCGGTACGGCCACGCTGTACCAGTACGTCGTTGAAAGCCTCAGCGGCACGACCCTGACCCTGACCCGTGGCTTGCTGACCGCCGTCGCCAACGCAGCGGCCGTCACGAAGATCGCCACCCACTTCGCGAGCTCGATGGTTGGTCACCCGGCCGCCACGTACTTCTCGATCCGCCCATCCGCCACCCCACCGGATGGCGATCAGGCGACGATCGACACCATCGTGCGTGACCCGATCACCGGCATCGCTCTGCGGTTGGCCTACTACAAGCAATACCACCAGAACATGTGGGAAGTGTCCGCCGTGTACGGTGGCGCTGTCCGTCGCCCTGAGTGGCTGCGCAAAATTATCCGCTGATTAGCCGCCCCAAGATCACCACCCCATTCGCGTCCTGCGACTGGGGTGGTGAGTTGCTTCATTTTTTCCAATCACCTCTGCACGAGCACCACATGGACACCGACGACAAAACCATCCGCCCGATCATCAATGAACAGACCATCGAGATCGTTCACCCAACCCACGGCGAAGCGCATTGCGATCGCAGCACGCTGAGCGAGTGGACCATCCTCGGCTGGAAGCCAAAGATCGCGGCCAAACCGAAGACTCCGAAAGCGACCGACAAGCCTCCAGCGGATGACACCGACAAGAATCAGAATCCACCCGTCGTCTGACGTCGACCCGCCCGCCCTGGCCTGAGCAGGGCGGCACGGCCGCCGCCATGACTGACCAATCCAAAATCATCACTGACCGAATTACCCGACAGGTATCTGCCGACATGTCCACCAGCGCGCTCAAAGCGATCACCAGCAAGACGCCGCTCAACGTGACGTTGGGCAGCGTGATCGCCGTTTTGTGGACGGCGCTGACAGGTGCCGTCGGGTACATCCACGGGATCACGACCGATCACGAAAAGCGGATCATCGTGCTCGAACAAAAGCGCGACGCTGACGATAAGCGGACCGAGGCGACCGAACGCCAGCGCGATCGTGAACGCACGGAAATTCTGGAAGCCCTGCATCGCATCGAAGATCATTTTGAAAGGCGCGGGCCATGATGACCTCTCACGAACGGACGTTGGCCAAGATCGTCATCACCACCCTCGTCGGGCTGGCGCTGCTGTTCGCCCTGTGCCGGTGTGGTGATACCCCCATCGAACGGCCGCGCCTCGCCGATGTGCCAGCGCAGATCACGGCTGAAGACCTTGGCCATCGCGAAACCGCTGCGCGTGTCGCCGCGATCGATGCCCAATCGCAAGGCCACATCGAAGAGGCCAACCGCCAGAGCGCCATTGCCGATGAGCTGGCGAAGATGCGGATCGACGCCCAACATCGCGCCACTGAGGAGCGAGCCGAACTGGCCACGCTGACGGACAAAGCTGAAGCTGCTGCACAGAAGCGTGCCGATAACAAACAACGGGCGTCAGATCGCCGTTGGGCAGTTGGCATTGCTGGCGTCGGCATCGCCTTGGCGATCGCTAGTGCTGGCTTGCTGCTGTGGTGGGGCATCCCGCTCAAGCTGGCGATCGGCGTGCCTGGTGCCGTGGTGATCGCCTGCCTCGTTGGCTCTGCGTGGTTCGCTGCCGGTGACGTGTTGCTCTACGTCCTGGGTGGCCTTGCGGTGCTCGCCGTCCTGGTCTTCGCAGGGCTCGCCGTGTGGGTGGCCATTCATCTCGGCCGCGAGACGCAGCACTACGCCTCGGCCGCCGCCGAATCGAACTCCATCGAACGGCAGCAGCTCGATGCCGCCAGCCTCGCACGCCAACCCGCCATCGTGCGCTGGTTGGCCGACCATCTCTTCCGCCGTCACCCTGTGACCTGAGCAACTACCATGTCATTTTCCAATACCTTCGAGACGGATCTGCTCTCGCTGCTGTTCACCAACGTCAACATCGCGCTGCTGGGTGATGCCACCGGCGTGCGCGGATCCGCCACGGCTGGCTCGCTGTATGCCGCCCTGCACACGGCAGACCCCGGCGAAGCTGGCGACCAGACGACCAGCGAATCCGCCTACACCGGTTATGCCCGCATCGCGATCTCGCGCGACACCGGCTCGTGGACGGTGTCGAGCAATGCCGGCACCGGCCAGGTCGTGAACAACAACACCTTGAGCTGGGGCCAATGCACCGCCAACCCGGCCACGGTCATGTGGGTGTCGGTCGGCCTCGCGAGTTCGGGCGCGTCGAAGATTCTCGCCCGCATGCAGATCACCAGCCCGGCTGGTGGCCAGTCCTTGGTGGTCGGCGCGATCCCCACCATCACCGCCGGCAATCTCAAACTGACCTTGGATTAA